CCAGCAACCAAACCAATTAACATACCAACAAGAGTTATGAGTCCAAACCCAAACAAAGTCAAGGCAATCCCAGCAGCAATCAATTCTCCTGCAGATAATCCCTTAAATGATTTAACAAATTCTGCAAGACCTGTGGCAGCAAGCCAAACACCACCACCAATCAAAGCAATCGCTGCACCGAGAGCTACCATCACAGGAACACCTGACTTGGCTGTTTGATTGGCAACTTGTTGTTGTACAATACCTCTTTTCTGTTGCTGTTGTTTAAATTCTTCAGTAATGATTTCTTCTTTTTTCTGGCCGTTTCTAAAAAATGACATAACCGAAGCGGCTTTATCTGCAGCAAACTTTTTTATCGAAAGACCTATACTTTTAAATATCTGCAGATTTGCAAGTCCCGTAAATTTAGCAAGCCCACCCATGCCTTTTACGAACAAAGTAAATGCGGCAAGCCCACCAACTATTGTTCCGAATAGTCCGTCTGATTTTTCATTTAAGTATGCAAATGATGAAATCAAATAGTCAAGTGGTACAATCAATGCATTTAATACAGGCAAGAATGCGCTTGCGAATTGACTGGCAAGCGCAGAAAGTTTCTCCATAAAAGGTTGCATAGACTTTAAAGCCTCTTCAAACCTTTCTTGAGTTTTGGCGGATTGATTCATTTGCATCTCATAACTTTCATACTCAGAAAGAGACATACCAAAAATCTTATTTGCATCTGCCATGTCTGAAATACCAGCGGCTTGAGCGATTGCTTTTTGTGTAAATTTATCCATGGCTCCAAATGATTGACCTGTTGCTTGCATTGTTGAAATCATTGTCTTTAAACGTTCGTCTTCTGTCATCATTAACATTTCAGTCGCAGACATCTGAGATCCAAGAATAGCATTAAGTTTACCTGCACCTTCTGCTGCACCAGCAAAAGTATCAAACTTCTCAACCATTCCCAAAAGAGTACCAGTCTCAACACCAGCAGATTTAGCAGCCGCAGCAATACCTGTAAATACTTTGATTGACTTGTCTCCATATACAGCCAGAGTTTTAAGAGAGGCTGTGTAATCTTTTAACATTTTTGATGTTGAGATACCAATTTTTGTACCCATCATGCCAATCTTTTTTGAAGTTTCAATTGCTTCTTTACCAGACATACCCATGATTTTATTAAAGTTCTGCATAAGTTTTGCAGATTCACCAGCAGACACACCAAACTTACTTAACTGGGCTACATTTAATGTAAGGTCTTTTTGTACAGAAGGAGCAGTTTTGTGAAAATCAGAAAAGTTAGCCAACAATCCTGCCATTGCCTGTCCACCTTCAGCAGCAGATACACTAAATTGACTCCCTGCTCTTTGAGTTTGCTCTAAAACAGAAGAATATTCTCTTGCCAGACCAGTTGTTTTTGAGAATTGTGCTGCAGCGTTATCAAATTCTTTAACCATTTTGATTGTTGCTTCTTTAACAGTTTCAAAAGTACGAGCCGCTATATTACCACTGCTAAATACCTTACCAAATGCTTCAGTAAAAACCTGTGCTTTATCATCAGCATTTGCTAATCTTACTGCAAGTGCCCCAAGCCCTCTAATTGGGTGCTTAAGACCATCATCTATTTTTAACAGTCCCAAGGTCATACTTTCAAATGTTTTGGCTAACCCTTCTACTCTAGGTTGATCTTTCCCACTGATTTCACCAAGTTCTTTCTTTGCTTCGGTTAATTTTTTAGTTAGAGCACGTTCTTCATCTATAAGTTTTGCCGCTTGTCCTAATTTTTTCTTAATTGATTCTAATCTTTCTTCTTCTTCAGCAGTTAATTTACCTTTTTTTTCTAATAATTCTACGTATTCGTGTTCTTCTGCAGTATAAGCAGCCTGGTTTTGTTCAAGTTGTTTTAATAATTCATTAAGCTTTTCTCTAGCAAGATTAGTATCACCAATCGCTTGGAGGTAATCCATTTCTAGTTCGATTTGTTCTGTGGAGAGTTGTTTAGATTTTTCTTGAAAATCTAAAAACTCTTTGATAGCCTTGGATCTATTTTCCGTAGCTTCTTTATTTTTGTTTTGTGCTTCGGTATTTCTTTCTACAGCAGATGTTTGGTCATTTGTTGACTGTGTTTCATTTTCATTAGCCATTTATTAACCCTCATGCATGAAAGGCCAGGTAACACCCGTTTCTCTTTCAAACTCCACAACTGCTTGATCTAGTTCTGCTTTTCTTTTACTGGTCATTGGATGATCATCTCCATAATCCAATAAAGCATCTAGGAAAAATTTCATTTTTGCTGTAGCTTTTATATAAGATTTAACTTGTTCTGGTTCTCCTTTGATAGAAAACTTTTTCTGAGACATGTCTTGTTCTTTTAAAGCTTGAGATAAAGTCGCAAGATCAACGTTAAATTTGAAATCAACACCATACATAGCCTTAAGAATATCTTTGGTAACTGTACCAATCATTCTCTGTAGAGATTCATTCACAAGTCGAAAATTAATACTTTTCATATAATATCCCTCTTAATACACTAAATAGTTTTATAAACAAAATGCCCTTTACGGGCACAATTATCGTTTGTTTCTCGCTTTATCCATTTCTTTCTTTTCATCTTCGGCTTGTTTATTTAATCTTTTAAGCCACCATAGTCTTAATCCAACAGGAAGATTATATGCTTCAATAAAAGACCAACCACCGAAATGTTTCAATAAGAAAAACTGTTCATAGACAGATTCCATGTATTTAGGAGTCAGGCCAAAAAAAGTCCGCATTCAGCGGAACCTCCAGTTCCTGCTCGTGTCCGCAAGACTCACACTCAAAGTGTTTATTAATTTCAACGTTTGGATTTGCAATACGATAACACTTCTTAAGATGATAAGAGTCTGAAGAAAGCATTGTATCAACAAATTTATTAATAACCATTTGATCGTCAAAGTCTTCTACGGCAACAATAATTTTTTTCAAATGAGAAGTTACAGTTTTAGACATCCCTTTGATTCTTGTTTTCTTTTTGGAAAGTTTTTCTGATACCATTTCCAATTCATCTTTTCCAGTTAACAAACGAAATTTTACTTTGTATTTCGACACAGGCATTTTTGTTTCAAAAAACCCATCTGTAGTTTTGACTAGGTTATCCTCTTCGCTTTCTTGACTTTCTTTGATAACTGGATTATCTAGATCAAATACTTGTCTAGATTTTGAACCACAGCTAGGGCATATTACTTGTGTTTCATAAGCATTACCATATCCTGAGGAACGGGCAGCAATAATAATTGCATTTCTATCTCCAGAATACATTGTTGACGGCTTGATTGTTTTATTGACAACGATGTTTTCCATGAATCGCTCAATAGCAAGACCTTTCTTTAATAGCTCCTCAGAAGAAAGAATATCTTCATCTTTTGCAGTCATATAATAGATCTCAATTGTTTCCTCTGCATGCAGTGGATGACCTTCTGGATATGCTCCTCCAGATGGGAGAGTGACAAACTGTGTTGGGGTTACAAATTTCAACCCAGGAGTTTGAGCAGGTGCTTCAGGAGATTGTTGTTTTGCTCCGAAACGATCTTGATTATTTCTCATTTTTACCTCTTTGTTATTATGTTAATTCTGCTTCATCATAAACAACAGTTATTGTTATTTCTGATAGTGTCTCTGTATCGTAGTTCAATTCTGTATTATCTATGGTTGTAATGAATCCATTTTTTAAAGTCCATTTTTCTATTACATCACCATCAGCATCAAGTTGCTCTATAACAAAATTGACAATTAGGTTCTTCTTTGCTATACCATCTTTACCTTCAGTGAAAGAGTATTTGGAATCTTTTATAAATTTGTACAGAGTATGTAACTTGGTAGGCCCATCAGCCGCACTGATGTCTTTATAATCGATAATCTTAATAGTTACATCTTTCCAAGTTAAAACTCCAGGGTATTTTATTTTATGGTTTATTAATTGATATTCTTCTTTATTTATTTCAAAAGATGGCTTTGAGACACTTTTAGCCCAAAACCAATAACCTGTATCGCCTGCCCCTAGAGATGTAGGATCATAACCAGCATCTTGAATGCGAAACCGGTACGGACGCACCGGCTCAATAATATCTGATTTGTTGCTCCAAAATGTCATTTAGACCCCTATTAAGTATTCGCTGTATAAGGATCAAATGTATCTGCAACTCCACCGTCTGCGATTTTTTCACATACAGCCCAATCATAACGCATCTTCATGTCGATTTCGCGAAGATCATCACCTTCATATACAAGTTCACCAAATTCAACACCAGATAAGAACGGATTTGCTAGAGTCCATCTTTCTAGCTCGCCCCCGTCAGCATTAAGTTGAGTAATAATAACACCAGTCATACCTGCACCTACTGCTGATTTTTTCTTTGACATTGTTGAAAACGAACCAGCACTTGAGGCAGGTACAACATATCCAGAACCTTGCAAAATTTGATGTGTTAGAAAAACAGCATCAGGAGAAACAGGATCAACCATTTTTAAACTTATTTCATTCCACTGAACATGTCCTGGGAAATGATATTGATTGTCTAAAAACTTGTGTGTTACGTGAGTAACAGTGTAAGATGGAATAGTTACTGATTTTGCCCACCATACGATGTCATCAGTGCCAAATGCTGTTATCTGTACTTTAAACCTATATTTTCTTTTAGGTTCTATAATATCTGTTTTGTTACTCCAAAAAGTGTTTGCCATGTGTATGTTCTCCTATTTATACATAACTAGTTTAGAAACTAGAATTCTACGCCTGTTCTAGTGACAATAAAGTCGATTACAATGAATTCAATTGCTCTTGCTGGTTTAACAAAAACCTTTGCGTACATAATATTTCTATCAACCAAATCATCTGTTGTTGTTGTTTCATCAAGTACTAACTTGTAATCCGAAATACCGAATCTGGTCTGAACATTCGCTAATAGCGGATCCGCTTGAGCGATAAATCGATTCCAAGTGGTCTGTAAGTTTTGATCGAATAGAATTGTATCAGCGATTGCACCAATTTTCTTTTTCAAGAAAATCATCAAGCGACGAACGTTGACACGATCCAAAGCAGAAGGGACTTGTTGAAGTGTTTTCTGTCCGAATACTACAATCTCTCCTACAGCAGGGAAACGAGCAATCGGATTAATGTTATTTTGATACAGTTCATCTCTTTGTCTTTTAGAGAGAGTCTTAAGTGTACCAACAATTTTTGGACCTCCCTCGCCACCAAGGGTACTCAACCCGCCACGATTAAAACCTGCTGGAGCAAACCATGGTCCATCAGAATTTGCTTCTGAGAAAGCCATAGCACCAATCGCACCTACAGAAGAAGGTACAATAAGAACTTCATCATTTCCAGAAGTTGTGTCACGTAGTTTCAAACGAGGAGCATATGTAGCAGCATAACTTGTGTTTAAATCGCGAGATTCAGCGCTGGTAATAATACTTGTAACTTCACCACCAGAGGCAACACCGCTGTTTTCATAAGTTGCTTTGAAATCATCTTGCAAATCAACAATAGCAAGTGCATCCCCTCTTTCTTCAACTTTACGAATGAGCTTATTTTGAAGTCCAGTTTTTGTTAAACCAGGTATTGATACAATGTCATACTTAACTGACTCTGGATCTGCTGCAATCTCAATTGCTTTGTCTACTGTGTACACAGCATAGTTTTCTTTGTTTGTTCCATTTAATGCATTTTGACTTGAAAAAGGATCAACTTTCGAAATATCAAGCCCATCTGCTCCTCCAAAGAGAGGTACATTGAATTGCTTAACACCTTTTTTGATAAGATTAGCAGTGCCATTATTTTTAGTGTAAGAAGAGTTAGTGTCTTCATCCCAATACCAAAGTCCTGTTGCGCTACTAGAAAGCACTCTATCTAAAGAAAAGATAAAACTAGTTTCTGTAGAGTTAGCAGTTGAGTAAGCATTTAGACCACCTGGTAATGCATTAACTAAATCTGAAAAATCTCCAGAACTCTGAACAACCTTATTGGAGCTATTCGTGTTTCCATATACATGACGCAAACCAAATAAATCAGTAGCGTTGTAATTTCCACCTGCTTTTGTGTTTTCTGCAGTCAATCTTAATTCTGGGAATATAAAAGAACAACTCATATCAGTCGGAAGAGCAGCAAAATTATTAGCAGTGCCTGCGGAACCATATGCATAATTATTGCCTTTTACCCATCCATGCACAAAATCATCAGTATCTGTACCTGCTGTGGTACTGTTAGTAGTCATATGACCGCTATGAGCATTACCGCCTACACTTATATTCAAATGAGGACCAGCTTTTTTTGCGGTTATAACCATGGTACTATTACTTGTAGCAGGAGCACTATAATTGGTATGAGAATCAATAATAGCCAAGACAAGATCATAAACGGCATTTTGCCCGGTGCCACTAATACCAACATCAGCTGCAAAACTTGAGAAAGATGTGTCTGATTGTCCTGAGGTTTTAGATCCATTAAAAGTAATTGTATGGGTATCACCATCCAACACTATTGTCAAGATATCACCAGCAGTTGGTATAGAATCTCCTGTAATATT